ATGCCATCCACACCCGTTGACAGACCGATGGTGGGTGTGGCGACCTGGTCGGCCTCGATGAGCCGAAGGTCGAGTTTGACAGCCGATGGCAGCATCGGGTTGGCCGTGAGCATGGTGAAGACCTCGCCGCTGTCGGCGCGGGCCATGCGCAGGGTGCGGAGTTTTTCGGCCAGTCGAACGGCCTGTGCCCAGCGGGCAAAGGCCTGCTCGACGCTTCGGTTGGCGGCATCATCCCCCGTCAATAGTTGCAGCCTTGGGCCGGTCCCCACAACATCATTGGCCAGGGTCAGGACGACCCCGCGGGCATAGGAGTTGTTGGCCACCTCATAGCGAGAACGGGCACGGAGGATTCGGCGAACCGAAGGGTTGTTGGCGGCGTTGGCGGATAGATGGTCGGCGTTGGCCCAGTGCCGGCGATTCTCATCGGTCGTGGCGGCGGCGTCATAGCGGCCCAGCACCACACGCCGCGCCCCCGGATGCGCGGACATCGCGCTGGCCATGCGGCCGGCCCGCAAGGGCTCAGGGCGAGAGAACATGTTCTTGAGGAATCCGAGCATCACAGCTTCCGAGAATCAGTCCGTTCCAGGGGGCACGAGTTTCTTGAAGGTCGCGCCCAGGCCCTTCTTCTTCGTGGCGTTCTTGCTGGCCAGATACCGGTCGGCGGCGACCTGGTCGCTCAGCGAATGCTGCTCCATCTCAGCGGAGTCTCCCTTGGCCCGTTTGGGGCCGGCGGCGTTGTCGCGGATCGTGTTGTCGAGGTTGTCGGCCACGAAAGTCTCCGATGGCGAGCAGTGCATGGTCGCCTTCAGTTACTTACCCGGTGGAATTGAGAACTGGCGGTGAGTCAGAAGAGAAACAGCAGATTATTCCGCATGTAGAACATGGCGACGGAGAAATGCCAAGGTGACATGACGATCTTCTGTCATACTTCGTTCCCGTCGAACAATCGTCGCATTGTTACCATCGGCCGCTCGTTAGATAATTTATAGCGTTTGTTCGCCAAAACCAAACAATCTCCGTGAAATATCTAATGAATAGGCAGCCCGGGATATCCGCCGGCCGTGGTTTCATAGGTCGTCACGCGCCGACCGCAATGACGGCAGACGCGGCGGCGCAGCAGACGACCACCCCAGGCACGCCGGGTGTAGAGCATACGAAAGTGCATGCACCCGCAGTTGGGGCATTCCAGGCCACGCCTGGGGGCGGATTGTTGGTTGTCGGTTGGTTTGACCATCTACCGCCTGCTCCTTTGCAGTTCAGACAGCCGCATACGCTGACGCACCGGCGCGGCCTTGACATCCGTTCCCGGCAAGACCGCGCCCTGGAGAGAGGCCGCCACAGCGCACCCGACCAGACAGTCCAGCCAATGGTTGTCCGGCCCTCCCGCACGGATCTTCCACTCATCCACCACGCGACCGCGGGCCTCGGTCTTCACCCGGTATTCGGCCGTGAGATGCTCTGCCAGGAGTTGATGCTCGGCGGGCTTGCGGCCAAAGAGGGAGATGCAGCCGGGATCACCCATCGCCACGGCCAGCCGGGCGTGAATGAAGCTCTTCCAATAGTTGGTATCGACCAGGATGTGCCGAACCTGTCGGCGGCCTTGAACGCTGGGGATACGCCAATGGTGACCGACCCGCTCGCCGGCCTTGCGCTTGTACTCACTGAAGGGAATGCTCGACGCCCCCACATATCGCCCGTGGCTGGGCGTGATCAACCCCGCATGGGCGCTCTGTCGGCAGAACTGGTAGACCACATCGGTGGACTGGCCCCAGTTGGCGTCGATCAGACAGCGCTCGATTCGCATTTGGGCCCCATCATCCCGCCGCCAGCGCCGGGCGAAGTATTCGCCGGTGAGTTTCTCCAGGCCGGCGTAGATCGAACCCTCCAGCCCAGCGCCAGGTGCCATGCGCGCGAGCGTCTTTTGCGCCTCGCGCAAGGTGAAGATGGGGCGCTGCTGGTCGGGATATGTGCCGTAATCGACGACGTACCCGGTGAAGTCATCCTCCCAGGCGACGACGGTGTGGAAGAGCAACTTCCCCTGCACGTCGATGAACATCGTCAGATGGCTGGCGCCGATCGGGATCACGCCGCGGGGGTGCCCATTGGTCCTGGCGGCAATCGTCTCGGCGGCGAGTTGATCAAAATCGCCCTCTTCCTCCACCAGCGGCTGGTTCTGGTATTCGGCCCAGAACGCCCGTTCATCCTGCAAACGCAGGTTCATCGCGTGCTGGATCGCCGACAGTTCATCCTCATTATGACGTTGCGGCCAAGCCACATCAGCGCCGACATCCATCTCCTTGCGGTGTTTGCGATAAAGCGCCGTGGCCTCGCGCCCGTCACCATCGTTGCGGAAGCTGTCGGCCCGAATCTGGGCGTACATGTCCCAGAGTTTTTCGTTGGCAGGGAACGCATAGACCAGCTTGGTGCGCTCGCCTTGCCAGGTCGGATGCTTGTCGCGGTCGAGGATCTGGTCGGCCATGTCGCCGGGGCGGATCACCGTGCAGGGCATGATGCCACTGATCTTCTGGCCCGGTCCGGCGAGGTTCAGGATCGCGCCGTTGAGCGTCTCCATTCGGGCGCGGACCTGCGGGTCGCTGCGCGCTGACTCATCGGTCTGCGGGTCGTCGAGCACCACCAGCGACGGGCGCACCGCCCGGCCGTCGGCCCGCTTGAATTTCATGCCGCGAATGCGGCTCTCGATGCCCGCCACGCGGATGATCGCGCCCGAGGCCTTGGAGCCCTCGATGGTCGGCAGCACGATCTCGTCGGCGGTCCAGACGATCCGTGTCGCCTTGCCACCCTGGAGTTGCCCCTTGGCGCGGTTGTGAATCCGCTCTAGGGCGTGAATCGGAAAAACCACCTCGGGGTAATCGTCCAGCAGGTGATCGTTGGTCTCAAACTCGACCTTGATGCTTTCGAGCATGTTGCGGGCGTGGCTGGCATCCGAGCCGATCAGGCAGACGAACTGGCGCGCCCCGATGAGCATCGCCCAGATGCAGGCGGTCTCGGCCAACGTCGTCTTGCCGCTGCCGCGCGGCATGGCCATCGCAAAGACGCCGCCGCGCAACACGGCGGTCTCGATCTTGGCAATCACCTTCAGGTGGTCGTCCGACCATGGCAGGCTGAACGTTTTTGGGAAGTACATCTCGCAGAAGAACCGAAAGTCGCTCGCGGCCCGTGCCTTACGCTGCGGATCGACCACCTCGGGGATGTCGCCGATGTCCCGGCCGATGGCCGACAGCTCCGCGTTGCGGGCGCGGGCGGCCTCCTTCATCGCCTCGTAATCGGCGGGCTCCTTTCTGGGCTCGGGGTTGTGCCGCGACCAGACCAGCCAGGAGGCGTAACGCAGCAGGTCGACGTGCTTCTCATCGCCGATGCGATAGCCCGCCCGGTTGCGGTGACGGCGCAGCTGCCGCTCGCTGACACAATAGCCCAGCGGCGTGGAGTTGAGCATCCGCGCCAACATCGACGGCCGCAGTTGCCGAACATCAATCGCCATGAGTTGACTCCCGCGCCAACCAGGCGACGTAATGGACCAGGTTGATCGTCCCATCGGCGTTGGTGGGGGCACCGGCCTCGATGTCGGCGCGCACCATCGCCTCGGTGATTCGCCGGTTTCCAGCGGCGGCGAGGATTTTCGCCGCCTGCTCAGGCGTCAGGGCCGTAATTCTGGATGTTTGGGCGGTCATATCTCTAGCCCCGTGGCCTGCTTACGAGAATCTGTAAGTTCTTTGTCCACAATGGGTTAATTGCCTTGATGTCCTGGCGAAAGCATGGCTGAATGTGGGTGTTGAAACGAACGTAAAGCCAATAGCTACAAGGAGATAGCCATGCGAACCAAACGAATCGAACTCGAAGGACGAGCCGGGCACGTCGCCATCGAACGCCAGCGCGGCAGCGCCACCATCCGCATCGACAGCATCATCGCCGACCCCGGCAAGGGCGAGCAGGCATGGAAGACCTGGGAGATCGACACCAAGGGCACCGACGACACCGAGCTGTTCTGGATAGCCACCGAGGTCCAGCGCCGCTGCGATGGGGTGGTGGGCACCAACAGCGACGTAGAGGGCTACTTCCGCGAACTGCAGCGTTTTGCGGACTGACCAACACAAAAGGAGAACGCCATGAACAAGCCCAAGACCTACAAGCACACGCGACCCGATGGCAGCGTTGTCCGGGTCACCGTTCCCGAAAACACCAAGCCGGAGGAACTGCTGATCGACGCCCTGCGCGAGAACCTCTCGCCCGAGGCCGTCGCCGCCATCGCCTCCTGGCTGCAGCCCGCCCGCACTAACGACCAGAACGTAGACCGCGAGGTCCGATGGTTCGCCGAACAACTGGCTCTGGCCCTCGGCGGCTGGGACCAGCAGAGCCGCCTGGCGGAAGAACTCGGTTTGTAAGACCCCAACATGGGCCTGGCCAGCCCCAACACGGCCGAAGGAAACTCGATCATGAAGAACAGCGACGTACAGATTGGCGCAACATACCTGGTGAAGGTTGCCGACAACCTCGTCCCGGTGAAGCTCGCCCGCGAGCACTCCGGCGGCGGCTGGGAGGGCACGAGCGAAAAGACCGGCAAGACCATCCGCATCAAGAGCGCCCAGCGCCTGCGGAAACGCCTGGCCGACGCGGCCACCGTCGCCACGAAGGCGAAGGAGGCGACCAGGGACGCCAAGGCCGAAACCGGACGCGACACGGGCGAACGTGGCGCGACGGGGGGCCAACCGGGCGGCGACGCCGCAGTGGCCGGCAAGACCATGAGCCTCCTGGACGCCGCCGTCCACATCCTCTCGCTGGGGACCGGCGACCCGATGCGCTGCAAGGACATCGTGGACCTGGTGGTGAAGCGAGAGCTCTGGACGCCCGGCAAGGGCCTGACGCCCGCCAGCACGCTCTACGCCTCGATCCTCCGCGAGATCACCACCAAGGGGACGGAAAGCCGGTTCGTCAAGACCGAACGCGGCAAGTTCGCCCTCAAGGACAGCCAGCACATCCGAGAGCAGGCCACCAAGGCCGTCCGTCAGAAGTAGACGCACATTCATGCCTGCACCTCCACGACAGCCCCGGCCTCGGTCGGGGTTGTCTCAGTCCGGGCAATGCACTCGATCCGCTCCGCCTTCCGCCCCGTAAACTGTTCCCAGCGCTGTACGATGACGTCGCAGTACGCCTGGTCGAGTTCCATCAGGAACGCCCGCCTGCCGGTCTGCTCGCAGCCGATGAGCGTGGAACCGCTTCCGCCGAAGAGGTCCAGCACGTTATGCCCCGGCAGCGACGAGTACTGGATCGAGCGCACGGCCAGTTCTACGGGCTTCTCGGTCAGGTGAACCATCGACTGCGGGTTGACCTTCTTCACATGCCACAGATCGGTGGCGTTGTTGGGGCCGTAAAACTTGTGGCCCGCTCCTTCCTTCCAACCGTAAAAGGCGATCTCGAAGGCACCCATAAAATCCTTCCTCGTCAACACCGGGTGCTGTTTGTCCCAGACGATCCCCTGGCTGAAGTACAGCCCCGAGGCGGCCAGCGGCGCGGGGTAGTTGCCGAGGTTCGCGTACCCGCCCCAGATGTAGAACGAGCCGCCCGGCTTGAGCACGCGCGAGGCGTTGCCGAACCACGCCAACAGCATTTGATCGAACGCTTCGGTGGTGACGAAGTCGTTGGCCAGCGGGCGGTCCTTGGCACGCATCTTCTTGCGGGCCTTCTTCGGATCGCTCACGCCGCGCGCCTGGTCGAAACCCTGGTGATGCAGCTGGGCCTTCTTGTTGCTGAACGAACTGAGACCGGCGGCGATGGCCGTGTTGCTACGCGGCTCGACCTTGACGTTGTACGGCGGGTCCATTGAAACCAGGTCGATCCCGTTGCCGTCGAGCAGCCGGTCGAGGTCTTCCACGCTGCCGCTGTCGCCACACAGCAATCGATGGTCACCCAGCACCCAGATGTCGCCGCGCTGCGTGATCGGATCATCCGGCGGTTCGGGCACCGAGTCCGGGTCGGTCAGCCCCTCGGCCACGCCGCCGTCGAGCAGGTGGGCGAGCTCCTCCTCGTCGAAACCCAGCACGCCCAGGTCGTAATCGGCCTGCTGGAGGTCCTTGAGCTCGATGGGCAGCAACTCGAAGTCCCATTCGGCCAGCGTTGCGGTCTGGTTGTCGGCGATGCGATACGCCTTGACCTTCTCCGGCGGCAGGTCGGTCGCCACATGGACCGGCACCTTGGCCAGGCCCAGCTTCTGCGCCGCCTTGAAGCGGGTGTGGCCGGCGATAATGACCCCCTGGGCATCCACGACAATCGGCTGGCGGAACCCGAACTCCTTTAAGCTCGCCGCCACGGCATCCACCGCCTCGTCGTTGACGCGGGGGTTGCCCGGATACGGCTTGATGGCCTCGATGGGCCGCAGTTCAACATCGAACATCCTGGTCGTCATGGCTGCACCTCCATGTGGGTTGCGGAAAGAAAAAACGGACACGCAAAACAAACTGTCTCATCCCTCGCGACTGTTCCCGCGGGCATCTTCCGAGGCCTTGGCCTGGAAGTACCTAATCTGAAGATTCGAAGATTCACCCCCCGTCATGCATACACATACGCATACACGCGGGCGGGCGTCGCGCGAGGGGGTAGGGGTGAAAGAGAGAAACATGAAGAGAGAGTTGTTGTTTTTCCTTATATTCCTGCTGTTTTCGCGGTTCTGAAGATTCACCCTTGGGGGGGTGAATCTTGGGTGAACCTTGGGGAATCTTCAGCCGGGTATGGGCGGTCAAGATTCACCCCCTGGTGAAGTTTCACCCTGAAGATTCACCCCACCCGCCAATCGGTAGGACCGGATGGGCCAGCCCGGCTTCGCCGTCGTGGTGATCTCGATGTCGCCTTGCTGTACCAGTGTCTCCACCAGCATGCCGAAGTTCTTGGAATCCATCTTCATCCGCTTGAGCAGCACGCTGTGGGGCAATTCGTTGCCCGGAGCGCTACGGAGTTTCTCGACCGCCTTGAGGCACTCGGCGTGGAACGGGTTCTCCGCGACGTGTCCGGCCGCCATGAAGAGCATCCGCCGGGTTTGGTGCATGACGAACGCCGACGCCCACTGGATCGCCGCCAGGCCGATGCGTGGTGAGTGGTGGTTCTCGCTGATGGCGTACAAGAGCGCCAGCTTGCGAACCTGTTCGCTGACGCGGCCCCAGACGGTGGTGCCGACCGAATCGCTTTTGGCTTCCGCCTTGGCGTATTCGGTCTCGGCCGCCTTGCGCGTCTCGATTAACAATCGCCTGGCCTCATCGGTCTGCTCGACGACGGCGGGCACGGGGTGGATGCCCAGCAGGTTGCCCCTACGCTCGCCGGGCTGATAGTCCGCCCACCACTTGGCCGTCGCCAGCACTCTTGGCGGGGGCGGGTCGAGTCCCGGCTCCTGACCCGCTGGCCTGGGCCCGGATTCGAGGATGATCATGCGGGCGAAGAAGCCGTTGGTGAGCATCCGCTCGGAGAGCGCCTCGTAGTAGTGGTTGGGGATCGCCGTGCCGTAGATGACCAGGCAGGGTTGGTCGATGACCCCCGGCGATTCCTTTCCGGCCTTGCGGCGCATGGGGAAGACGCTGTTGGCCGATGAATACATCGTCAGCAGCGTCGACATGATCGCCTCGTGCCGGGCGTCCTTGGCCTTGTTGATCGACTGCAGCATCCCGTCGATCTCATCGGTCTGGAAGAGCATGCTGGGGGTCTGAAAGAGCGCATCTTGCAGCCCCTCGCCACTGGCAAAGTGCAGCCCAAGGCAATCGGCCATGCCAACGGCGTGGAGCACGTCGTTGTTGACCTTACGCGACTGGTCTTTGCCAGCGCTGGAGTGCGCCAACCCCAGCAGGTAGATGTTGGTGCGGTTATCACCCGGATCGCGGACTTTGCGGCCCGCAAGCACCGCCTGAAGCGCCAAGGCCCCGGCGAAGGCCATCACCGGGTTGGGGTAGGGCGCGATGGCCAGCGTATGATCCATCACCTCACTGATGAAGCCCGGCACCCGCAGCATCTCTGGCGGCAACGGGCCGGGGTCTGGAATCTCCGGCGCACGCGGTACATCGGCCGGGCATGCACTGGGGTTCGAGGCCATATCCACGATGCCGGAGATGTTCACGCCAAGGTCATCCTCGGGCATCGCGCCCCCATAGCCGGCCAGGCGCAAAGCGCCAGCGGCCTCTTCATACCGGCCGCCGTGGTTCAGCAAGGTGTAGACCGAGAAGGGCGAGTAGGCGCGATTGGGCTCAAACGGATCGGCACTGGCGCTGAAGACGTAGAAGACGCGGTCTTGCAGCGTGGCAGACCAGCCCGCATCCTTGCCCGGCCGTCGCCAATACTCGTTGACGCCCTCGCGCACCCGCGTCCACCCGGCCTGCGCCAGCACTTCGCGGACATCCCCACGCTGGTTGAAATCGTCACCGGGCCGATCGGCGCTGGCGCACGAACCCGCTGCGGTCGGCGGCGTGACCATCGCGGATGTGGGACGCGGCGGCAGATCCACCACCGGCGGCACATATTCATTGAGTTCCCAGGCCGCCTGCAGCAGCACATCCCTCTCGGACTCGCTCAGCACGGGCGGGTGGGCCAGGTCGCCCTGGATCACCTCATAACCCGGCGTCGGCGCGCAGAGGAAGAGGCCGCCTTCGCCACGGGTCTCGATGAGTGTGGTAATCTTGTCATCTCGCCGACGCTGGGCCAATTTCATGTTGCCGCAGACGCTGGTCTGGCAGCGGTAGAAGACGTGGCGACCATCACGCTGGGTGCGCTCGATCACCAGCTTCGCCAGCAGGTCCGGCGGCACACGCGACGCCCAGGCATCGAAGAGTTCGCCGGCGGCGTCAAAGTCGATCATCTCGGCATGGCCGGAGACGGCCCCGCAGATAATGCACAGCGCGTCTGGCCCGTTGGCTAGCCACGCCGAGAGCTCCATCTCGGTGGGCAGTCGCTCGCGGTAGCGCTTCCACCTGCCGACGGCGGGGCGCTTCTGGGCGCGCCTGGCCGGCAGGATGCACAGCTCCGCCCGGAGGCAGGCAGAGGCGGCGACGGCAATGTTCCCTGGGCTCAGTTGCACGGAGCCTCCCGTGCTGGGAGCAAGGCACAATGGGTCATGGCGTACTGCGACCAGGCTCGGATGTGCCGACGCAGCTCATCGAGGTTGGCACTTTCGGTCCTGGAGATTTCGCCCTGCCAGACAGTCCGGAGGCTGGTGACGCTCATGTCCTGCGCATCGCCCTCCACAATAAGCACCGTGGCCGGGCAGAGCCGCGTGAGGCGTTGAAATAGAATGCGCTGACCGGTGGCGATCTGACTGTGCTCCTTCCACTCCAACAACAGCAGGTTGCCGTTGATCTCGACGATGCCGTCGATATCGCCGAAGGCGATGCGCCCGGGCAGGCAGTCGGCCAGCAGCTCGATCTTCGGGCGTTTGACGCGGTTGAAGCATCCGCGCGTGGCGCAATCCCAGCGCATGGGGTTGATTCCGCTATCGGACGACATGACACACGCTCCCCAGGTCCGAAAAGGCCTGCGTGAATGCCTCAATGCGGGGCCCCAGGTAGAGCAGGGCCTGCCCCTGGAGCGGCGCGGACTGCTTGTTGGGATGCCAGAAGCGAATGCGGCCTGCCGGAAAGCAGACCGCCGACGCCGCGCCCAGGAGCAACTGAAACCATCGCGTTTCCGTGGCGTTGTTCACCAGCACCACCGCCTGCGGAACGTCGCCGGCCCGGTGATGGGCGACGAGTTTCTCGCAGAATTGTTGAATCAACGGCTGGGCAAAGGGCGGGTTCATCCACACGCGGCCGTGCCACGGCTGGAGCAGGCCATCGTCCTGGGCGGTGAAGAACCGCGCCGCATCGACCACCGCGTTGGCCGCCGCGCTGGAGGCCGGGTCCAAATCGATGCCGCCCATGACGCTCAGGGCTCGCCGGATGTGATCTTCCGGCGTGTACCACTCGTTGTCGCCGGAGTTGCGGGCGACATGTGGTTCTTTCAGCTTGGTGTACTCGGCGTGAATGGACGTTTCGCCGCGACGAAGCTTCTCCTGCGTCTGATCATCGCCGTGGCGGGCGATGTAATCAGCCTTGGCCAACGTGTCGTGGGAGATGCCGACCGCCTTGGCGAGCTGCCTGTTGTTGTCGATCTCCCGACTGTCAGAATCCTGACGCTCGGGCGTCGTGTCTCCTTCGCGCAGATTGGCCAGCCGCTTCCGCGTGGCCTTCTCCGCGATCAGCGGCTTAAGTTTCAGGGCAAGCTCCGCCCGCTGGTATGGCGTGAGGTTCCGTCGCCCAAACTGATGCTCGATGATCCAGCGCTGCGCCTCGTTCCTGTCATCGAGGCTGAGCTCGCACACCTTGTACTCGATGCCGTGCCGGTCGCAGATCTCCTTGCGATGGTGACCATCCAGCAACACGCTCTGCTCGGCCCACACAACCAGCGGATGGAGACAGCCGTCGCGCAGCAGATTCTGCTCCAACCGCGAGCGCTCCTCCTCGGTCAGCGGCGGGATCAACTGACGCAGCTGCTCATCCACAATGATTACTTGTTCCAGGACACAGGTCATCGCTTTGGCTTCCTCCTACGAACAGCCCGTCGTGGTTCCACAGCCCAGGCACACGTAGCACGTCCCCGCGCGAACGGTCGCGCCGTCGCACTGGCCGCACCGCGGGCCTTGCGAGGGGGGCTGTGGGGACCGGGGCGTGGTCGTCGGCATGGCTGGCGGTGTTGGCGCAGGCGATGGGTTCGCTTTCTCGTGCATGGGGTACCTCATGGTTTAAAAAGGGATATCGTCGTCGGCCGGCACGTAATTCGGCTCGTTCAGCGGCGTATCGGCCATGGGCAGTTCCGCCAGGTCTGCAGGATCGGGCTTCTCGCCCAGTTCGCACTTGACGATCCGGTCGTACTTCTCGCCGGTGACGCTGCGGACGGTGATCGACAGCGCCTCAGCCAGCGCCCCGGCGTTCGCCAGGGCGACGGCGTCGTCGACGTTCTCCGGCACCGGCAGGCGCGAGCGCAGCTTCCACCAGGCCTCGGCCTTGCCCCTGGCGTAACCCGTGTGCTCGAAGCAGACCCACTCGCTACGGTGGTCATTGAAGCCGATGCGGTAATCCACCCGCATGGTTCGCGGGTGATCCTCGGGGGCGTCGCGCTTCACGTGGACGCTGTAGCCGACCTCACTGACGGCGTGCTGCGTCTCGGTGATCTCCCTGGAGAGGATGCCGGCCGTGGACGCTTCCTGTTCATGCTGGCCGCGATTGGGGGGTGGGAACTCATAACCGCACTCGGGGCAGAGGGTGTAGGCGGCGTGGATCACCGCCTGGCACTGCGGACATTCCTTGGCGGGCGCTTCACCCGAGCCTGTGGCTCGATCCTTGATCTCCAAGGCGTCGACGGGGCCATGCCGCAGGATATTGCCCCCGAAGTCCAAAATCAGGCAGTCGGTCTTGCCCGGATGCAGCCGGAATCCTCGACCCACCATCTGGTAGTAGAGTCCCGGCGAGTTCGTCGGCCGCAACAACGCCACGCAGTCGATGTTGGGGGCGTCGAAGCCGGTCGTCAGCACGTTGACGTTGACCAGGTACTTGAGCTGCCCATCCTTGAACTTTTTCAAGAACTCCGCCCGCTCGAACGGCAGCGTGTCGCCGCAGACAAAGCCGCATTCGTGGCCCATCTCCCCCAGCACCTTCTGCACGTGCAGGGCGTGCTGGACGCCGGCGGCGAAGATCAACACTGAGTGCCGGTCGGCGGTCTGGTCGACGATCTCGCGGCAGGCCGAGCGCACCAGAGAGTCATCATCCATCAACGTCTCGACCTCGCCCGCGATGAACTCGCCGCCCCGAATGTGCAAGGTGGATGTGTCCACCTTGCGCTTCCCCGCCTTGCTTTTGAGGGGACAGAGATACCCCTGCACGATCAATTCGCGCACACCGACTTCGTAGCAGATGTGGTTGAGCAGGTTCTCCGGGCCGCAGATCAGACCCGTGCTCATCCGGTACGGCGTGGCGGTCAGACCGACCAGGCGGATGTTGGGATTGACCACGCGGGCGTCGTCCAGAAACGTGCGGTACATCCCCTCGCCGTCCGGCGGGAGCATGTGCGCTTCGTCGATCAGGATCAGATCGAATCGGTCCAGTTCGGCGGCACGGCGGTAGACGCTCTGAATCCCCGCCACGATGATCGGGTGTTCGGTGTCGCGGCTCTTTAAACCCGCTGAATAGACCCCGATGCGGTTCCACAGGTCCGGAGCCATCGCGTGGAGCTTGTCGGCGGCCTGCTCGATCAGTTCCTTCACATGCGCCAGGATCAACACCCGCCCATCCCATTGCTGGACGGCGTCACGGCAGATCGTCGCCATCACCGGGGTTTTGCCGCTGTTGTGATGAACGATGAAATGGCCGTCCAGGTAGAGATGGTCTGCGTCAAGGAGAAAGCCGTAGTAGCGCCCACGGCCGGCGGGCTCTACGCTGAAGCCCGTGCGCAGGACGGATTTCTTCTGCAGCCGCGCTGCCGGCCGGCGACGAGGAAGACGACACGGAACTTCGCTGAAATCGCCCCAGATCGACAGGCGAAAATACCAGCCGCCGGCCCCGCTCTGGCAAGAGCAGTACTTTCGAGTGCAATGGGCGGCGAATCCGAGACTACGCGCAAGGAACATGATGTCCGTCGCCAGTTCTCGGGACTGGGTGATGTGATCCACCCCGCTCTTGTTGGCGCAGCCATCGCTGTCCAGCAGGCCGGCCAAGAGCAACATTCGCTCTTGCCGCGTCGCGGTCAAATAGGTGTGCGGGATGAACTTGCTCGCCGCATTCCGGCCGGCCAACTCCAAAGATGCCAGCGCTTCCGTAAGAATGCCGTATTTCCCCTCCTCCTTGACGATGCGATAGGAGGGGCAGCGACCACCCGAGGCATGGATGGTTACGCCACAGTTGATGCCGTGGGCGTACTCAATCCAGGCGTCAGCAATCTCCTCGTCAGCGGTTGTCAATTGGATCGTGTCGTCGCTAAGGCAGCCGTCTCCAAGAAGCAGGCCAAAGATGTATGGAGGGATGGGAAGATTTGGGCGTGTCGTGAACTCGACCGCGACGCGACGGAGTTTTCGCAGGTGCCGCCAGGATTTCGGTTTCGTCAGGTAATCCTTGACGGCGATGTTGTCGATCTCGCCGCCACGCCGATAGCACGCGAACTCCCGTTTGCCCTCATTGGTACAGACCAGCGAAAGCACATGGCCCGCGTTGACGACGAACGGCTCGCCGCGGTGCGGCGTAACCCGGAACATGTCGTCCTCGCCCCGAAACAACTGTAGAACGCGGCGGGGTTGGCTGTCCGGTCCCATGAGCACATCACCGACAGTCACGTCCTCAACAGGCTTGACCGTACCGTCAAACATGAGGATGGGATGCCCTGCCGCATGGCACGCGGTAGGCAGGACCACGCAGGGGTGATCGTCCCGCGCCCGCAGGTGGGCGTAGACAGCGGCGATGGCCTCGGATTGGTATGGCCGAAGCTGCATGGCTACTCCTCCAGCCTCGAACCTTCCGAAACTGCGACTTCCGGCGCGGCCACCTTTGCGAGCAGCCGTCCGCTTCGCCTGCAGTCCACGCATTCGCGGCCTACGCCGAGGCGGCTATGCCGGCTTCGGTTGAACGCAGCGAATGGTTTGATTTGCCCGCAGTAGGAGCAGACCTGGGAATCCACGTCCGAATCTTGGCTAACGCCCAAGACCAGCCGAGGGTTGTCCTTCACGATTTCCCAATCGAGGCGACGAATCGCAAACCAACGATCATCGACGCCAATCGCCTCCTTAATTGCATCACAGACCAGATCCAGAACATTGACCGCGTCGCCCTTGTGGTTCGGCTTTTGAACGAGAACGTCTAACCACACCTTGTTGTTAACGACCCGAATTCCTCTCAGCGCATGCCTCAGTGCGGAGATGATGCCGCTGCGAATGGCTCTCGCTTCGCGTCGCAGTGCGACATGACCGGTGCGGCGCATCGTATAGATATGGTTTTTTGATGCGGCGTAGCTGAAAGGAACGTCGGCAGTCACCTTCCACAGCAGCGTCGGGGTGTCTGCTTCGCGCCACACCGTACCCCGAGCCACGGTACGGCTTGCTTGCGATCCCGCCTCTTTGGCGCGCTCCTTGCGAGCCCGACTACGTTTGATGTTGCGCACCCGTTGCGATTCAGTCGGCGGATGCCGTCTGGCCCACAGCTTCTTTCGGCGCAGGTCGCGCACATCCGAACATGGCCAACAGTACTTCTGTACCGGCCCGGTACGCAGCGACAGGCCACCGCAATCTTCGCAGAGGATCAGTTGTGACATGCGTCGTACTCCATTTCAGCCAGGTCTCGACGACGCCGATCGGGCGGAAAGGCGTCCATCATGAGCGCGATCCGCCCGCCGCACGGGGGCTTGCGCGGGCCGTTGACCCCGGCCAGAAGGGCGCAGACGTTCGCGCGGAACGTCCGGCCCTCCCGGCTGATCACGGTGCGGCCTCGCAAGTGCCGCCAGTAATGGTTGATCGATGGCGGGTATGGCAGCGTGATCACCACCGTGCCTCCCCCCTGGCCCACTTCGTCCGACCGATCGCCATCGCCAGATCGAAGATGAGCAGGACCATCAACAGCAAGGTGCTGCCGAACAGGCACACCGGCAGCCAGAACAAGCGATCGGCCTTGGTCCACTTGCCAAAGACCTCGCGGTGTTCGCTGCGCACCTTGAAGTAGGCAAGGGCGGCGTTGAGAAACCAGAGAAACCAGAACAGGGCGTTCATAGAGATTCCTTTGCAGAAGTTGCGGTTGGAGTGCGGGACTCGTTCGTGAATCGTTCAGCGCTTCCACGGTGGGGTGTTGCTGGCCACCGGGGCCTGCTGGGGCTGGCCACCTCCGGAGAGGTTTGCGGCCTTGGGTTCGTACCCCTTGATCTCGTTGGTGAGCTCGCCGGTGTCCTCACGCTTCTTGAGCTTCACGGTGATCACCAGCGGCAGATTGTGCAGCTCGACGCTGTCGCGCGGCTGCATGACCCCCACGGCGTGACAGATGGCCGAGAGTTCCGACATGGCGATCTTCACCGCCGTGGCGTTGGGGTTGTTGAGGTTCAGCCGTGCCCAGACAACCCGGTTCCTGTACTCGCCGTCCAGGATCGTGAAGGTGAGTTGCAGGTAGCTGCCGCCGCCGTTCTTGGTCGGCTTCATCTCGCTTTCGGTGATGGCGGCGAGATACTTGCCCGCCGGGATCGGCTCGAAACTGCCGGTTGGTTCGACTTCGGTTGCGTTGAATCCATTCAGGTTCGCCATGTTCAGTTCTCCTTGCTGTTGGTGTTCTGCTCCTCGCCCGCGAGGCGCAGGTGCGGACCTGCGGCGGGAGGCGGAGCCTGAGTCAATGCCTGCATCAACGCCGGCCACGAGAGGGGGAGCTCGGCGGGCAGGTCGAAACGGTTCTTGGCCACGCATGCCGGGCTGCCCACGGTGCGGAGGATGCGCTCGCCCCCATCCCTGCCCAGGCCCGCCGCGATGGTGCGCTCACGTCCGAAGCCCCCATCCTCGGTCTTGGTGATGATCTTCCGCGTGGCAAAAAGCACCGCATCGGACCATTCGGTCAGCAGCGCTGTCACGTTCTTGTGCAGTCGCGGCGAGTACCGGTCGTAGGCGCTGAACTCCGGGTCCTCGAACTTCTCGACCTTGGCGTGGGCCAGGAGGATCACGCACATGCCGCGCTGGGTGCGGAGGGTGTTGAGGTCCGCCAGGAGCCGCCGCCAGTGGGTGAGGGCGTGGGTGTACCCCCGGGCGTATCCACCATCGACCTTCTCGATGCTGGCGACGCCGTACTGTTCGCAGAGCACATCCCAGACGAGGCGTTCGAGCCAGTCGACGGAGTCGATGACGACCGTCTCGAAGTCGTGCTCCTCCTGGATCAGTGTCCGCAGCGCCGACTCGACATCCCTCAGGCTCTTGGCCAGCGGAAAGCTGACGCAGTCGATCTGGTCGAGGCCATCCTCGGTGGGGATGAAGATCGGCGTGGGGGCGGCGGCGGCGGTAGAGGACTTGCCGATGCCTTCGGTTCCGTAGAACAGCAGTCGCGGCGGTGAGTGCCGTCGTCCGCGATGGATGTTTGTCAGGGCCATGAAGATTCTCCTTGGTCATGCATCTCGTCACGCCAGGTGAGCGTGCGAAAGCCAATGGCAGGTGCGGGAGTCGAACCCGCGTCTTGGGGCTTATGAGGCCCCAACAGCCCGGCCCTGCCAGATGCGCCCGGGGGTGGCCGTCACTGAAGGACTCGCCACAAACCGAGCGGGCGCGGTGAGATGGATGGTTACGCCACATCCAACATGCGGATGCCCTCGTATCCAGTTGGCCACTGGTCATTCTTGCGACAGGCCAGGAGCCGGCGGATCGCCGCCTCGTTCTCCTGGCGGGCGATGGCCAGCGTGTCGTCGCTGATGCGCCAAACACCGCAGCGGAACGGCTCCTTCTTTTCCACCGCGATCAGGTGGACCGGCGCCATTTCGCCGTCGAGGGCCTCGGCGAGCACGGCCTGGTAGAAGGCCATTTGTCTGTGGTAGCCGTAACGCTTCGAGTCGGCCTCGAACCAGGTCAGGTCATCGCAGGTCTTGAAATCAACGATGCCCCGGTGAGGATGCACCCAGTCGATGCGAATCTGGCAGGGTGTACCGCGGTAATCGCCCCGCACCACACCCTCGGGCCAGCCATACAGAAGCAGGTCCACGGCCTGGTTGTTCATGGCCACGCCAGACGCCATCTGCTCGACCAGGTCCACCTGTTCGTGTGACAACACCGGCTTGCCCTGCACCTTGGCCCAATCGGCGAAGGCCTTGGTGCCCGAGCCGAACGGCTTGCCGGTTTTGGGGTTCACCGGCCCCCCCAAGGCAAAGGCAGTCTCATAAGCCTCGCGGCCTTCGAGAATGCGGACATGGGCGGCTCGGCCCACAAGAAAGCTGGTCGAGTCGGTCTTCTCGACCAGCCCGATGCTCTTCTTGCGGTGCAGCCAGGGGCACTTGATGAAGTCCAGCAGTTGATGACTGCTGAGGAAGCGGTCCGCCTTGGCGTGGTATTCCCCGGCGGGTTCGACTTCCAGGATGCTCAGGTCGATGTTCACGTCCATGTGTTCACTCACGTTGGTGTCTCCTGGGTTCTCCAGACCAGCTCGCCCCTGGCCGCCTTCTGTTACTTACCCGGCGCAGGGGCGAACTGGCGGAGAACGCGATTACCGCAGGTAGTCGTCCATGCCCTTGGCCGCGAAGACCTCACGCAGTTGCGTCAGGTGTTTCTCGCGGAAGGTGCGACGTGGGATGCCCAGTTCGCGGGCGACTTGGGAGACGGACTTGGCCTGCAGCATCTCGGCGACCTGCCGCAGTTCCGGCGTCAGGCCGTCGAGCACCGAATCCATGTCGAGCTGGAGATGGGCGCGTTCCTCGGCGGGACGCGCGTACTTGCCCGTGCGGATGTCCTGATCGTCCTGGCTGATGGTGGTCAGACGCTGCACCGGCTCGTCTTCGCCGGTGTCGATCTCCTCGTTGAGCGAGCAGACCTCGCGCCGATGGTCACGCATCTCCGCCTGACGGTCGCGGAGCAGGTTGGAGATCTTCCGCTCGACCAGGCGGGCGACGAACGTGTTGTAGGTCGCCTTGGCCGGGTCGAACTGGGGCAAGCGTTCCAGCAGGTCCACGATCAGGTTCTGCTTGATGTCATCCACGTCGTCCTGCGTGTAGCCCGCCTTTCCGACGAGTTGCCACGCCTTGTGATGGACGAGTTCGAGTGCGTAATCGGTCAGTTCACAACGCTTCGCATTGGTTTCCATTTGAGCCTTCCGTTGGCCGGGAGGCGTCGCGTGGGTGCCAGTCGAAGCGGCGACCACATGCAGTGGAGGCGTTGCAGGATTGCCGCTTCTGCGGCACCCACAACGCCTCCACTTCGTGGCCGGTTAGTTGTCAGGTACTTGGATTCGTTTCAGTCACACGTGCTGCTGGGGAGCCCAACCCCGTCGTTTCAGGCGCACACCTCCTCGACGGTCATGCGGAACGGCAGACCGCGCTGAATCTCGATGCAGGGGATCACGCCGTCGCCCAGCGCCTCCAACTGGGCGAACAGTTCGCGGACCTGGACCTTGAGCGCGAAGTCAGCCTTGGCCGACTCCGGTCGCGGCCCGTTCTCGGCGCTGAACTTGATCTCGCGGACGATGCGCGGCGGCGGGTCCATCACCGGTTCGCCACGGCGCACCGGCAGCCCCTCGATGCGGCC